ACTGTATATTCGTTAGACTGTGATAGTAGAACGACAGCATGGTCTGTTTTTGGTTCTAAGTAAACAGGTGATGGGAACTTAATTGTAGTAGGTGTTCCAGCATCTGCTGACTCAAAGATGTCTTTTGATTCGACAATAGCTTCCCCGAAAGGATAAACCTCTTCTGAAGGAACGCCAGCAACCATCGGTCTTAACTGTACCGTTACAGGTAGGCTAAGATCTTTTGTTCTGAAGAAAATGTCTATTTGGGTTACAAAGAATCCAGAGTCATTTTGAACAGAGAATGATTGTGCAAGAGGGTCTTTACCGCCCCTTGCAGGTCTCCTTGGAGGAGTAGGGGGTGGATCGGGTGGTCTTGGGGGTGGAGGTGGCGGTGGAGGCGGTATTGGCCTTGGTCTAGGCGGCGTAATGATAATAATCGGAGTTGGCCTAGGTCTAGGTGGCCTCGGTGGCCTTGGTCTTGGCGGTGGAGTAGGGGGTGGTGGGGGAGGTGGAGGAGGAGGTGGTAATGGGACTCTCGTTGTCTCACTACTTGTACTTACTGCCTGTGTAGATGTAACATCTGTAGCAGCACGAGATTCAGAAGTTGCTTGAACATCAAATCTAGGTCTTCTCGTAGATCTGATAGTCTCTTGCATATTATTGATAGTACCTTGAGCAAAGTATTGCTCTTCACCAAATGTTCCTGTCATTCCACCAATAGTACTATTAGTAGAATTACTTGTTAATCTGAATAGTTTAGTTCCAACTTCAAACGATGGGTTGGATGTAATATTTGGATTAGGAATAAAGAATGATCCAAGAACTGTTCCGATATGGTCACTGAATAATCTTATGTTAGTAACTTCTGCTTCACCAGTAGCACTTCTAAGTCTCATTCCTGTTCTTATAAAACCACTATAAAGACCTTGTGTTTGGTCTGCTAGTGACACAGTATCTACGTTAACAAGAATTGAAGAACTTGAATAACTTTCTGGAACTGTATATGACTCATCATAAGGACTTGAAGTGAATATATCAGTTGGTGCAGCAATTGGTCCTAACTTATGGTTAGATGTTGCTACTCTGAATGATACTCTAGGAGTTGCTGCATTAGTTGCAGTAACTGTACCTGCAGCCATTGTTCCATTAACAAGTTGACCAACGGTAAATGTACCACTAATCATTCTAATCTCGATTAGTTTTGGTACAACAAATGCATTTACATCTTGACCATCAAAGAATCCATAAAGTCTTGTTAGTGGTTTGAACTTACGTCCTGTAAATTCAATGTTCCTAGACCTCATAAATGCGATGACAGAGGTACTTACTACCTTGTCTCCTTCATTTACAGTATCTGTTTGCTCACTAACTCTAAGTCTTTCACCAGCTCTGGTTGATGTACCAGTTCTGGTAGTAGTTGTAGTAGTTGTGGTCTGGAATGAATTTGTAGTTACAATTGCACTTCCATTATTTCTAGAAGTAGATCCTGTCTGTATTCTATTAGAAGTATTACTAGTACTAGAACCAGTCCATGTAGTATTCCATGCACCCCATCTAACAGGTCCTAAACCAGTTTGTGGGTCATAACCATCAAATTCTAACTGTCTACGTGTTTGAGTATAGTTGTCAACCTCAATTCTTTGTGGTTGAAGTCTAACTTGGTCAATCCATATATCAGATGATGGGAATAATACAATATTACCTGTGTAAGTAGTTACAAGATATGGAGTAACATTCTCAACTCTAGTAGCAAATCCTTGTCTAATTCTTGGGGTATCTTGATAATCTAGAGTCAATAGTTGACCAGTTCTCTTAATACCATTTCCAATTAAATCAGTAACAAATTTAGGATCAGCAGTTGGGTTTGCAGTTGTTCCTATACCAATTAAAGATCTAGAACCAATCAACATATCAACTTCAGTAGTGAAGTGTGTTGGTCTTAGTTCAAGATTTGATGGGTCAACACTATTAGTTACCTTACCAAGTTTTAACTGGGTAGATGTTCCTGAGAAGTTATCAACGTAAATACCAGACTTAAATCTTGTTAAACCAGCATTATCAGGAATAAACAGACTTTCTGTATTAGATTCTAGAAGAGAGAGTGCAGTATAGTACTCTAAGTTCTGGATTCTATCTTCCAATAATGCAATATCTTGCATCCTATATCTCTTATGAGATTTAAGTAATACTTCTATATTCTCAGTATTACAGATATATGGAGGCAACTTACATAAAGCAACTTCCAACGCATCCTCAACAGGAATAGGTGGAACTGGTGTATCAGAAGGAATACCTTTAATTAATTGGAATTGACCACTCTTAGTTAAATAGATTCTATCAATTCTTGGTTGATAATATGAATATTGAATATTAATTGACTCATCAGATGCTAAAATATTCTTAGCAGAGTTTGTAGCATTAGAGAATACTCTTGCATTAAATTCAAATGGTGATACTGCAGTAGAATTTAAATCAAAATTAGTTACTCTTGGTCTAATATCAATAATATCACTTAATCGTGTACCCTCTTTAACATCAGGTAATACACAATAATCAATTTGATCATATGATGAAACGGTTGTTATATCACCATCATCAGTAGAAGCATATTCTGCAGATTCAAAAATAACCCTTAATTTCTTTCTAGGATCTTTTGAATTGGGTTTTCTAATAATACGAGAATAATCACAAATAGTTTCTCTTTGTCCACTATCTAAAGTGAACCTCTCCATAATATTATTATCACCAGGATCAAAATCATTAATAGTAGCAGTTATACCACTTTCAACAAATTCAATTTGCTCATTTAATTCAAATCTTAAATCACTTAGATATACAAATGCTGCTTTAGCACTATTAATTCGTTCAATATACAGACCTATTGCACCTGTTGTTTGACCAATAAACTCTTCACCAGCAATTAAGTCATCAACACGTCCAGTTGGACCATTCATATTGAATACACTAACTGTTGGAATTAATGGATCTTCAGTAGCACCAGACTCAAATACACCATAAACTTTAGTTACATCTGGTTCTCCAAGACAAATATCATTATCCTGAACCCTTAATCCATAACCATAATTACCATATGTTAATCCATCATTTAATGATGTAGTACCAACACCAGAGGTTACTAATTTAGACTTATCAACAATAATTGAGTTTGTTCTTATTCTGTTTTTAACTTTGTTCTTAATATTAATCTTATTAAGAGTAGCAACCAATCTTGCAGATCCTGCAGTAGCAGATAATCCAAATATTCTTAATTCTCTACCACCATTAGTAAAACGTAATTTATCTGGAGTTAATTCTTCAGTAACACCTGCATCATTAGTTAAAACATATCTTTCTTCATCATATGCTAAGAATGTTTCATTCTGCCCTGCCTGTATAGTATTAGTGGCATTAGCAGTAATAGTTACATCATATTCTTTTCTAATTGTAATATTAGACTCTGTTAAATCAACATCAGCAACCCATGATTTAGGTAAAGGTGTATAAAGACTATTATCTGTAGATGATTGGAATTTAGATCCTATCAACTCAAAGTCAACTGGTTGAGCTGCTGAATCTGGAAGACCACCATCACAAACACCTGCAACGGTAGTTATACCTGCAATAATGATGTTATTATCATCAGTATAACTATCAACTACAGCAAATGTTCTAACATTCGTATTACCTAAAAGTGGATTAGTAAATGATACTAAATCACCTGCCTTTATTCTATTTCTAAATCCACCACCAGCAACTGTAACTGTTGATATTCCAGGTGCTGTTCCAGATTTAGGAGTAATATTTACATTACCATAAGCAACCTTTGTAAATGGTTTAACATCAGCATTAAATGTACCAACACCAACTGAACTATGAATAGACTCAACTGCACCTATAGAATGTGCTGTTATTGCTGTTGCAATTCTATTATTGTCTACACCATTAAAGATTAATTTTTCACCTGGTGTAAATGCTCCAATTGAGTTATATGCAGTTATAATTCCAGTAGTAGTTCCAAACCTTAAGTGTGCCGTTGCACCACTAGATCTACCTTTGATGTAAGTAGGTACAGTTAAAGTTATTGCTTGGTTTACTGTTAATTCTGTATATGGTTGAATATCATATAATGTGACATCAAACTCATTAGTTGCAGGAAGTGCTGCAGAATATGATCCAGACTCTAATGCATAATCATATACTCTTGCAACACCAATCTCTTTACCTGCTGCAACATGACCATTAGCACCAATTCTAGAATCTCTAAGACTAATACTAGAAGTTGTTGTAAATCCTATTCTAGGACAACCATATGCTCTATTAACAGTTAAAGTTGGCCCTGTATAGTAATTTACTGCTTGATTTTTTAATATCTTTTTAACTCGTGTCTTTTCAAAATCTAAATATACAACATTTCTGACAGGAACTTCAAATCCCTTAATAAATGCTTTACCTGGAGATATTTTATATGTACCTAAATCTGAACTTGGTTTGCTATTACCATACGTTAATTGATTTATACTGAATACACCATTATTACCCTTATTATCATTTAATGATTCTTTTGCAGAGATGGTAAATGGTTTTACATAGAAATCTCCAGCATGACTATATGTTCTTCTTGCTAATTCATTTCCAAGTTCATTATACTTAACTTTATCATCAATATGAGATACTGAACCTCCATTGATAACCATCAACTCAACAAAGTTCTCATTCTTTTCAGACTCTAAAGGTCTCTTTCCTAACTTTACACTAATCTTAAGTCTATCTGCACCTGGAGCAGCAAAGTTATTAAATCCTTTAGCATTATCAGTTAAAGACTGGTCTTTACTTGAGGTAACTATCTCTTCAGTTATCTCTAAACCAACCCTATATGTTGGAGAATCATTATGAGGATCAAGAACCAACATTTCATCGTCAACTCTTACAAATTGACCTCTTATAAAATATACACCTTCAGATATGAATACTGCAGATCCAACTGATGTAGCCTTTGTTGGAGCAGTTTTAGCACAACCCTGACCTGCTTGTAATGTTATTTGAGCAGCATCAGATACTACACTTTCCTTAAGTAATAAAGTCTCATCATCATCAAAAACATCTTTATCATTAATACCAGAACCAAGATAACTTAAAAATAAGGTGACATATCCTCTTGGAGAGAATTCTGCCTCCATAAAATCTATAATCTTTGCTTTTACACCAGAATTAGATCCACTAACTACCTCATCAAGTAAATCATTAGTATAACCTACTACATCTGTACCTAAAAAGCTCTCTTCAACTTCAACAGCAAATAAGTTGTTATTATAGTTTATTTGTCCAGGAATAACACAAGATCCTTCCTTAAACAGGTGAGTTCCTACTTGCTCTACCTGATTTTGGAGGATCGACTGTAATGTTGTTAATTCTCTAGCCTGAATTGGTAATCCTGGCTTGAATAATACTTTATGAAAGTCCTTGCTCGCATCAAAATCGTCAAAATAAGGCGATACATTGAGATTAGTTTCTTGTGCCATATCTGTTAAGTTATTACCTTAGAATTGCAAAATGACTTTAATGTCTTCTCGCTGGTTAGCAGACCTTGTAATTGAAGGTCTATTGTCAACGTAAAGTATAGTACCACTGTACTTTTCAACTTCTGGGTTTGCTACACCTTTAATGAATGTTTGCCCCAAATAATATGTTTTATTATTTATGACGGTACTTATACCAGGATTACTGACAGATCCGAATCCGTTGTCTATATATAAGTCTTTTGTGCCACCTACAATCTTCAAAGTACCACCAGTTGCGGTAGTTCCTGTAAAGTCGTTTAAACCATAACCATATGTAGGGGATGTTTTTTGTGTACCGTCAGTATTGAATCCAACTAAGGATCTATCCTGCCAATATCTTAAAACACCAGTAGTTTTATCATAAGATATAACTCTTCCAACAGCAGTTTGACCTGTTCCTACCTGTTGAGTTACATAGGAATTTGATTCAAAGGATGTAGTTTTATAGTCATCATCATTTGGTGATAATCCTTTTAAGATTACTCCATTAATAGCACTTGCTCTATCATCTGTAATAGTAGAAGTAGATTCAAATGCTTTTGGATTTTCAACAATTCCAATCCTAGCAACTTTTGTTCCTGTAACAAAGTCTGGGTTTGAATCATCATTTTCAATTCTAGAGAAGATTAGTACGTTTGATGCACCCAATTCTCTATAAATGTCATATCCATGACCTCCTGAGGGAGGAATAATAATATTAAAGATTGGTGTAGTGTTACCAACAGGAACATTACCTGCAACTAAATCAACTGATCCATATGTATAACCAGTACCACCATTTGAGATAGTAATTGATTCTACTTTAGAGTCGTTGTTAATAACAATAGTACATTCTGCACCAGTTCCATCACCTTTAATTGGAACCCTTGTATATGTTGTATTAGCAGGACCAACAAGGTATCCTCTATTAGCAATAGTAGCAACTTTTATCTGACCACTTGTTTTAGCATTATTCCTAATAGGTGTATAATCACTATTTGTTTCCCAATCTACAGGAAGAGGAATAAAGTTAAGAGAGTCAAATTTAATAATATCACTAGGACTAATAGTATAAAGATACTTCCAAATGTATCCATCACCAGAAGTACCAGCAACACGAGGTTCTAAATCTGTGAATTTTGGTTCATCCAAAGATGGTTTACCATTTGGGTTTTCTGGATCAATACCATTATTCAAGCAAATATAAACTCTGAATTCACTATTTACAACATAGAAGTTAGATGAATATAAACTAGTTTTATTTGAAGAATCTGATAGTTTATTCCTGTTTATGTCATGTCTATACATGTCATAGATTGTTGCAGATGCCCACGCCAACTTGCGAACAACAGGTCTAATATCATCAGCAGAGATCTTCTTCATTGCGATCATAGTGTCCCAATAGAAGTTCTCGTCATCAAAACAATCCCTAGGAGCAGGAGGACTACTATCCCAGTCGGATTTGTTTTCTACAGCATTTGGGAGACCAATAAAAGTATAGTAAGAATCTGTCGAGGAACGAATCTTATCTATAAACGTTCTCGCATTCTTAATTCTCAACTGATCAGTTATAATCGCAGCCATTTTTAGAATTTAAGATTTGCTATGTTTTATTTATTATGAAATAATATAACCCTTGTAACGAAGTGGATTTTTTCTTCTAATTACTGGGTTAGATCCAATACCAGCCTGACTGGTTCCATGAACTGCTTCAAATGTTTGTTTTGTTCCTAATCTGATAGTTAGATTAACTTTACCCCAAGTATAATCACCATAACTTGCAGTTGTACCATATCCAACTACATTTGTAAAGTTAGCAATCTTAGCAACAACAGTTGTAACCGTAGTTGCAATACCAACAGAATTTCCACTTATTTCAGGTGGAATGAACCTAGTATTATGAGAGTAGTGAGCAACTTCAAAAGTTGCATCCATACAAGTAGTGCCAATTCCAAG